GCGGCTGCCGCTGCTGTACCGGGAGCGGGCTGTGCTGCACCGGCTTTACCACCGGGCTGTCCAGCTGCTCCTGGTGCGGCACTTGGACCGCCGGGCTGTGCAGTTGCTCCTGGTTGTGGTGCGCCTCCAGCGTCTGGATTCGGGGGTTGTGCTGCTCCACCTACCGCATTTATATCTACTATACCCTGTTCAACAGCGGTCTTGATGCTGTTAAGTCCTCTAGTGACAAACTTATTAACGAATATGTCCTGCGTCAATTGGTCTTCGCGGCTTAATCCTGATTTCTTAGCCCTAGAAATCGCGCCAGCAACTCCCGCTGTATCAGCGGCGCTGCCGCCAAACGGGTTGCGGCCTAACAAGTTTTGAAACATATTCAGTTCATTAATTTTCATGATTTTTCCTCAATGTTCTGGAAAAACGATGAGTATCTTTAGATTTAATCGCCCCTAGCAATTTACGCTCAAGTATTTCAGCCTTTTCGGCACTGTAATTACGATTGATAAGTTCTATGAGGTTTATAGCACTGGTAATAACATTATGGGCTCGGCTTTCAATAACATGCCCTATGTCACGATTATTTCCAATGGCTTCTAGCTCTTGTAAAAGGGTTTTAGTACGCTTTTCCATAACTATATTTATCTGGAAGCGGATGTTTTATTTCTTTAATGAAGCCAGTATACTTTTCAGTTTTGCGCTCTGTATATCGGCTACAACATGCTTGTTTTGAGGCTCGACTTCAATTACGTTTGTATCAACTTTTACGGGTATCGGGCCTATCTGACTAGTGGCTTTGACCTGACTTAATAATTGATTTCCTGTTGGTTGAGGCTTATAACTAGTATCTTGACCCTCGTCTGTGATACGCAACGTATCTACATCGAATTTAAGTTCGATCTTTTGTCCTACACCCGAACTACTACGTGTTTTCATCAACTGTATCTGATATAATCCACGCTCACGCATACTTCGACTTGTAAATATACCAAACACATTATCCGCAGTATTGATCTTACTGATACCACCTGCTATATGACTATGATCAAATTCGATTTCTTCAACTGCACTACGATTTAACTGACTAGCCGTTACAAACACTACATTAAGTTCCTTAGCAAGATTGCGTAGTTCTTCGCTAACATACTTGTCTTTAACAAACAAATCATTGGGACTGACTTTAGCACTTACAGGCATGACTAAATCTAGATAGTCTACACACAAGAAGTCTACACGCATATCTGTTTGTATCTGTAATTCTTTTACATATGCTCTTATATCGTTGACATTGCTTTGTGCTGGCATATATTTGATACGCAGTTGTCCAGATTTTTTTGCTACCATCTTAACTTTCATCTCGACATTATCGATATCTTTAAAAATCTCTCTACTACTTGTATCAGTCATCATGCTATCGATGCGCATACTACATAAGCCTTCGCTCAATTCAAGAGTGATATATACACCACTCATGCCTTTCTGTACCCAGTTCACTGCTAGATTTTGCATGATCAAACTCTTACCGGATCCACTACCACCTGCAAAGATTTGTAGTTCGCCACGATTAAAGCCACCATATAATTTATTATCAAGTGTAGGCCAACCTGTACCGTTCTGACCATTATTACTTTTCAATGCCATTAATCTTGCTCTTGGATCAGCAAAGTAATCTGTACCCATGTCCTTTTGCAAACTGATCTGTACCGCTTCTTTGATCAATTTCTCAACCGGCCCATATTCGCCCTTCTCAAGTAAGTCAGCGCACTTAAGAATAGCCCTCTCAAGTTCTTGTCGTTTAGTGAACGATTCAAATTCTTCTAGAAACCAATCATAATGACCTTCGTCTAATTCTGGAATAGTTTCTATACTGATTTCTGTAGTAGCCTTGATCTGAATCGGATCAGGCATGACATTATATTTTTTAGTATGTTCCATTATGAACTCTGCTACCGGTCGCAATCTGCGATCAAAATTTGCACTATTCATAATATTCATGACACGGGTATATAACTCCGCGTTCGTTACCATCATCTGCAAAAACAATTTTTGTACATCAATGTTGTAATCGTTTATCAAGTTGCTTCCTCTTTAGTTCAGTCTTAATCTTGCTGTTTGTTGCTGACTGCAAGATACTTAGTAATGTAGATAGTTTGCCATATTTTATTACAGCATCGTTGACATCTTTAACATCAACATCCCAATTAGGCATACTTATATAAAAACCCAAATCTAATGCGCGATTGATCACATCTATACCACTTTTATCTTGATCGGGCACTACTATTATCTTTCTGTTTAGATTTTTTAGTATCTCTGCTTGTTGATCATTTATAGCGTTAGTAGTCAGTGCGCAGCCATTTATACTAAGTGCATCGAATATACCCTCAGTAACTATACAAACTTGCCAATCTGGTTTCTGTAGATCGACCCCAAACAGATAACCGTTTTGTTGTTCACTTATGAATTTAGGTTTACGATCATCTAAGTATCTGCTAGTATGTCCCACTATCTTATGTTCATAAGTAAAGGGTATGATCACACGATTCGCTTGCCTACCCTTTTCATCAGGAGTACACATGAAAGGATAATCTTTTATTGATATCTTTCTTTTATTTAAATATTCAATGAAAGGTAAATGATGTGGATTATTAATATTAATTAATTCTGCATCTGGTAATACCATCTCTTTGAACTTAACCTTTTTCTTCTCTTTTTTGAACTTGGTGAAGTCAAGCAAGTCTTTGTGTTGCAGGCTTTCAAAACTATATCTATCAATCTGTTCTTTATCTAAGCCTAGATAATTCAATAGTTGCCTTGTGTTTCGTGTGATGGATTTGCCTAGCGTGAATCCAGATTTAAATCCACAGTTAAAACAATGATAACTCCAGTTATTTACATCTGCGAACTTTATGCCACCTCGTCCTCTTTTGTCAGGTGTATGCCCACGATGATGACAACAGACAGCATTAAAACTCTGCCATCCGCTTTGACTAAGTTTTTTCTTGCCCGGGATTAATTGTAGAATGTCGAACACTCTGTAATTATAACACAGTGTTGTGTAAAAACAAATACTATCGGTAACTTATCTTGCCAAAATATTGCTGACCACACCTGTATTGCTAGTGAATGCCATTCTTATGAATGGATGAAATCCTTTGATAGTGAATCCAACTGTATCTGTGGTCTCTAAATATTCTTCGCTTGTTATAGGATACCAATCTGTCAATGAACTACTAAAAGTACCTTCGACAGCGATCTCGCCATTATACTCATACAGGTGTGCTTGTAGTGTCAATACTGGATTATCATTCGTATTGATTACAGAAGTATAATAAGTATTGGCATTAGGTAACACATTGTCTATGCTATTATTGCTATCTAAGTTCGGGAACGGTTGTCCAGTAGGTATAGTTACAGTCTCGCTAGGAACGAAACTTGGTAACACGCTGTTTACTACATTGATCTGCCCCCTAGCGCCTGCTGCAGGATCTACGAAAACAGGATAATCGAATTCACCTTCAGGAATCTCAAGGCTATAGTAGCATAACTGCGCAGGAATGTCTTCTATCTCAGCTGCATTTAGTTGTAAATATGCTATACCAGTTACTGGTAATTGCAATGTCAATGCTTTTTTGATCAAGACTTCAGTGCCGTCATTGTTGATGATGCGGCAAGTGATTTCTTTGCCTGTTATGTTGACTGGTTTCTGTTCTTGATTTAAGAATTGAAACTGTAGTTTATTGTCTACCCCTTTGTGTAGAGTCATGGTTTTTGCGTATACTGGCATAAAGGCCCTCGGACTGTTTCCAGAAAGTAGGACGACAATCTGACGCTGCGTATATAAAAATACTGCTGTGCTATACCCTACATTTGTTACTGTCACAGATTATCGCTCCTCAATGTATTTAGTATGATAAAATTATATATTAAATCGGCGACCCAATTATAAATAAACGCAATGACTATTGCTAAAGATTTTTTTAATAAACTTACTGAAAATCATCCTTTTATCACGGTGGTAAGTTTCGCTAATCAAGATTATGTAGGGATCGTCCAGAACCGTGATGATCAATGCACCAGCATATATGATTATGGGGCTGTGATCGATAGCGGAGCCAAGCAGTTATTTCTAGAATTAGGAGAAGTCTGGTGGTGGGAAAGCAATCGCCAGATACCAATTAATATATTCTTGAAAGAGGAATGGAATCCTTTCAAGCCCTATCTTCGCACTTTTAATAACAAGAACCTAGTCATACTACATGGCCCTGTAGTAAGCCTTAATGAATTAAATAAGCGCCGCAGCAAGCGCCGTAGCATAACACTAGTAAAGAGAATGTCTTAACCTCTTTTTGCGTCTTTTGATAGCGAGTTCGAGGCTTAATTTACCCACTTGTTTATCAAAGCATATACCGTCTAGGTGGTCG